AGACTCACATAATACAAGCTGGTTTTGGATACGAGAAGATGGAACTTGTTATTGGCAACATAGTCGTAAAAATCTTGATGATGATATTTTTGAAGATGCAGATCAATTACAGATGGATCTTTTTGGTAAACCAATATTGACAAAAGAGTTCATTATGAAAGCAATACTTTAGGGATCTTGACGATCCCTTTTTTTATGGTATAATACATAGAGATAAAACAAAATTATGAGCATACAATTAGTTTTATTAAAATCTGGAGAGGAAGTCATTGCCGATGTCAAAGAATTACGTGACACTAACGATGAACTAATCTCTTATGTTTTTAAAGATCCATATTGTATCAAAATAAAAAAGAGTCAAGTTTTGGCAGAGGGTGAAAGTCAAGCAAAACACCATCTTGCATATTACAAATGGATGTCATTAACTAAAGATGATGATATCATAGTAAATAAAGATTGGGTGGTTTGTATTACAGATCCACTTGATTCAGTTAAACAAAGTTACGAGGAGAGAATGAATGAACGAAGACGACCTAATGATACAGACGGATCAAGCAACGGATCAGGAAGTTCTAGCACCGAATCCAGTACAGGTGTTATTCTTAACGAATCAAATGATTCTGATAGCGGAGATTGATGAGGTTCTCGCAGACATAGGCCAACCTGATTGTAAACTAATTAATCCTTGTGTTATTGTAGATGGAAAATTATCCAGCTGGTTGTCTGATTTAACCATCAATAAAGAAATGTTTATGAGTTCAGATAAGATATTGACATTGGTAGATCCGACACCTAAACTACTTAATGATTATATCCAATTTGTTAGATGAGATTTTATACAAATGTTCATCAAAGGTTTGACGAAATTCTTGTCCGTGGATATGAGAATGGTAAGCATTTTACTGCGAGGGAAACATTTCATCCCACTTTTTATGTACCTTCGAAGAAAAAATCAAAGTATAAAACCCTCGAAGGAGAGAGTGTAGAACCAATTAAACCTGGTAAAATATCTGAGTGTAAACAATTTATAGATAAATATTCTCAAGTGGACAACTTTGATGTTTACGGAAATGATAGGTATATCTGTCAATACATTTCCGATAAGTATCCAGAGGAAGAAATTAAATTTGATATTAGTAAAATTAAATTAGTCACGATTGATATCGAGGTTGCAGCTGAAAGTGGGTTTCCCAACGTCTTTGATTGTGCAGAAGAATTACTAGCAATTACTCTACAAGATTATACAACTAAAAAGATAATTTGTTTTGCTTCCCGTCCATTCAATAATACGAGAGATGATGTAAGATACGTTCAGTGTACGGATGAATATAATTTAATAGATCGTTTTTTAGAATATTGGGAAAGGAATGCACCAGAAGTGATTACTGGTTGGAATTGTGAGTTGTACGATATTCCGTACATTGTAGGACGTATTGAAAGATTGATGGGTGAAAAGAAAGTTCGTAAACTTTCTCCTTGGGGTTATGTAAGAAAAAAAGATTTTGTTGTACAAGGTCGTAAACAAATATCTTGTGAGATGGCTGGTATATCAGTTATTGATTACCTTGATCTATATCGTAAGTTTACTTACAAAGCACAAGAATCATATCGTTTAGATCATATTGCTTTTGTTGAACTTGGTAAAAAGAAATTAGACCACTCTGAGTTTGATACATTTAGAGATTTCTATACAGGTAATTGGCAAAAGTTTATTGAATATAATATCATTGACGTAGAACTCGTAGACCAACTTGAAGATAAGATGAAGTTGATTGAACTTTGTCTGACGATGGCATATGATGCCAAAGTAAATTATACAGATGTATTTTTCCAAGTAAGAACTTGGGATTCAATTATCTATAATTACTTGAGGAGAAAAAATGTCGTAATTCCTCCAAAGGTAAGAACAGATAAAGACTCACAATATGCAGGTGCGTATGTAAAAGAACCGATACCAGGAAAGTATGACTGGGTGGTTAGTTTTGACCTTAACAGTTTGTACCCTCATTTGATTATGCAATATAATATATCTCCAGAAACTTTACTCGAACAAAGACATCCATCAGTCAATGTTGAAAAGATACTTTCTGAAGATATCACATTTGAAATGTTCAAAGATTATGCAGTATGTGCAAATGGGGCAATGTATCGTAAAGACATCAAAGGGTTCTTACCCGAACTCATGGAAAAGATGTATAATGAACGAGTCATCTTCAAGAAGAAAATGTTGGAGGCAAAGAAAGCTTATGAAAAACAAAAGACGAAGACGTTGGAAAAAGAAATTGCCCGTTGCAACAATATCCAGATGGCAAAAAAGATTTCTCTTAACTCTGCTTATGGTGCTATCGGGAATCAGTATTTTCGGTATTTTAAATTAGCAAATGCCGAAGCAATTACTTTGTCTGGTCAAGTTTCAATCCGATGGATTGAAAATCGGATGAATCGTAAACTAAACAAAATTTTAAACACGGAGGATATTGATTATGTTATTGCTTCTGATACCGATTCCATTTATCTTAATCTGGGCCCTTTTATTGACGCAGTATACCAAGGCAGAGAGAAGACTACTGAAGGCATCGTGTCGTTCCTTAATAAGGTCTGTGAAGTGGAATTTGAGAAATATATTGAGAATTCTTACCAAGCGTTGGCGAATTACGTAAATGCTTACGATCAAAAGATGTTTATGAAACGAGAGAACATCGCAGATCGTGGTATATGGACAGCAAAGAAAAGATATATCTTAAACGTATGGGATAGTGAAGGTGTCAGATATGGAGATGCAAAGTTAAAGATTATGGGAATAGAGGCAGTTAAATCATCTACACCTGCACCTTGTCGCACGATGATTAAAGATGGACTTAAGGTGATGATGAGTGGAACAGAGGACGAGATGATTGATTACATTGACAGTTGTAGATCTAAATTTAAATCATTATCTCCAGAAGAAATATCATTTCCTCGCACTGCATCTAATGTTACGAAGTATAAGGGAACTCATAAGATATACGAGAAAGGAACACCAATGCACGTTCGTGGTGCTCTCCTATATAATTTTTACGTTAAAGAAAAGAAACTCGATAAGAAGTATGCATACATTCAAAATGGTGAGAAGATTAAGTTTTGCTATCTAAAGAATCCGAATCCAATTCGTGAGAATGTGATGTCCTTTATTCAAGACTTTCCAAAGGAATTAAATCTTGAAAGGTTCATTGATTATGATACTCAATTTGACAAAGCATTCCTTGAACCAATGAAGGCTGTATTAAATGCAATTGGTTGGTCAGATGAAAGAAAGAATACTTTAGAAAGTTTTTTCTCTTGATTGCAAAAAATATAATATGATGTTATAATGTGTATACTTAAACTTTTATTATGGATTTACCAATCAACAACGAAGAGTTAAAAGAGTTGATGGATGCATTAAATGAATCAAATCATCCAGATGCAATGAAGAGGCAATTTAGAAATGAGTTGCATCGAAAGTTGAGATTAACTAAATTCTTGATTGAAGAAGGGTATCCTCATAAAAAAGTTCTTCGAGAAGTATTCGACATAGTAGCATAGTATGGATTTTTTAAAAGAAATAGTTAAAGAGATCGGAGATGAATACACACAGATTGCGTCAGATATTGACGAGACTGAAAGATTCATTGACACAGGATCTTACATTTTTAATGGACTCGTTAGTGGGTCTATTTTTGGCGGTGTTAGCAGTAATCGTATTACTGCCATTGCTGGTGAGTCGAGCACTGGTAAAACTTATTTTTCGCTTGCTGTTGTCAAAAACTTTTTGGATACTCACCCTGATGGGTACTGCCTTTACTTTGATACTGAAGCCGCAGTTAATAAAGGATTACTGGAATCTCGTGGAGTTGATACATCACGATTGGTTGTTGTAAATGTTGTAACAATTGAAGAGTTTCGTGGTAAAGCATTGAAGGCAGTTGATATATATTTAAAATCAGATGAAGAGAATCGCAAACCTTGTATGTTTGTACTTGATTCTTTAGGTATGCTTTCTACAGAGAAAGAAATAAATGATGCACTGAATGACAAACAGGTTCGTGATATGACCAAATCACAACTTGTTAAAGGTGCATTCAGAATGCTCACATTGAAACTTGGTCAAGCAAATATCCCTCTTATTGTTACTAATCACACTTATGACGTTATCGGAGCTTACGTACCCACTAAGGAAATGGGTGGAGGCAGTGGACTCAAGTATGCAGCCTCTACAATCATATATCTCTCAAAGAAAAAAGAGAAGGACGGAAAGGAAGTCATTGGAAACATTATCAAAGCAAAGACTCATAAATCACGTTTGAGTAAAGAGAATAAAGATGTTGAGATTCGTTTGTATTACGATGAACGAGGTCTTGATAGATATTATGGTCTTCTTGATTTAGGAGAGATTGGTGGGCTATGGAAGAATGTGGCTGGTAGATATGAAATGAATGGTAAGAAAGTTTATGCTAAAGAAATATATAA